GATGAATGATCGTCTTGGCCAACAGCATGGATTACACCTTCAACATCAACTCATAAGAGCCTGATGGCGCTAAATATGTATCATATTCTAAAATGGCACCATAATTTACATTAGATTTCACCCAATTACTTGGTTTTTGTAGCAGCTTGCCGTCATGGAAGTGAGCTACCGGACTGCCGTTGTACATAACTTGCCATAAACGTCGATCTGGTGCAGTGATATACAAATCATTAGTTGTAGACCATGCGTGATCAGATAACTTATCCAAAGACAAGAATAAGTAATGGCTTGATGTATCATTAACCCTATCACGCAAAATGAATGTCTGATTACGATCACTCAAATCAACAATCCATGACAAAGTCTTGTGATTCAATCCATTAGGGATTATCGCATATTTATCTGGATTCACTATGTTTAATTCACCTTGATCACTTACGAATAATACCTCTAGATTGTAATAATCATCTACATCAATGTTAATTATTGTACCATAATCAGTGAAATCCCATTTTACTGGCCAATGTATAGTAATGGTATCATCTGGGGGGTGCACAAAGAAAGAGAATACCTCTTTACTACCATAATCACACTCCAAATGATAATTTCCTATTTCATCAGTGACTAATTCAATTAAAATATTATCATTGACCATCTCAATTTTTGATTCAACAAATAGATCATGGACTAACATGCCATCATTCCATTTCAACATTTCGACACCATCATGGTATATTAGGAAACTTGTATTAGGTTTAACATTAGAAATCGACAAATGCATTCTTTCACCAACAGTTAATTGAGTATCATGTTCGAATTTAAGAGTACTTTTACTCAAAATAATCAAAGGCATATAATTAATCAACACAGAAAAATTCTCTAAATGTTCAGTAGTAGTGCTAATGAACGAATTAAAGATATTATTGAGGAATGAAAAGTTTTGCTCAAATAGTACAATCTGATATGAATGACTAGATAGATGTTCCGACAGCAATTGTTGGAATTGCGCCATTGTTATATAAGGTTCAACCCGCCCATTATTTTTGAAGACATAGGTATGATCAACTTCATTTATCTCAATAAAATCTCTCGGTGCATCCTTAACCTCACCTATTGGCAAATTAAGTTGTAAAATTGCTCTATCAATATTATTATCACTAATCATTGAAAATATACGTCTTAACCCACTAAGCATATCAACACCTGAGCTAGCACAAGCCGCACCTAATGACAGTAAACACGTTAAAAGAGTGACATCTCCTAATGTCTCTAATTCATCCGATAGATAGTCAGCTATAACGAAGTTCGTATATGTCATCCATGGTGTATCTGATTCGTTGAACTCACGTACATCAACTAGTGTAATTGGAACGTTTGATGGAATAAAATGAAGTATTCTCGCTTCTGGACCTGTTCCTAAATCACACATCACGTCTTCCGATCTCACGTTTAAGCATAATTGATAATTGTAGAAAGAAGATAGTAATACCCATGGAGATGCTACACTATCAAACATCTTATATTGACCATATCCAATCTCTCTAACTTGAGCATTAAGAGCATTAAATCTAGGAATAGGTAAATAAGCTAATCTATTATATCTGTTATATGCATACTTATTGGTAACACCAGAAGCTCGCAACATCCTTGCACCAAAGTAATCGTAGGATGAGAAATGAATGGTGGACCCAAAAGTCACGTTTGATAAATAAGTTAGAGCCTCAGCATCTAGAGTATGATCACTATCTAAATAAGGATCCAGCAATTGAATTTCATTCACGAATATCGGATCATGCACATTTTGTCTCCCATTATATACTGGCAATTCTTTAATGGCAATATTCAATTCTCTATACCCATTGATTACCCTATGCATAAACACACACATGTTATTCAAAATCACAGGCTGCTTATATTGTTTCAGTTTTTTCACTCCAACCACAAAAACCTCAACGTTATTCATCACAAGTGGTTTAGTAATACCATACACTGTGAACATTGAGCTCAATCTGCGTAATATCCAAGACATGACCGTTCTCGTCGGAAAATTGATTTTAAAACAGATGCTCCCAGAAGGTGATATCAATTCACTCGCACGATCAAACAGTGAAATGGTTAATTGATCTGAAGACTTATAGCTGTTAGAAGCTGATTGAACTTGATCAACATCGCAATATACGAGATCATACGTGCCAGTTGAGATAGGATAATTCAAGTCACACACTATACCTTTCGTCACGTCATATCCAAATTGTGCAATATTTGCAACTTGCTTAACTCCTGCAATCTCATTCTTCCTAATTTTAGTAATAATTGTTGGCTCATTTGTTGGATGATTACCTGAAGCGCCTAAATAACAAGCGTTAATACCTGATGGTATAGCATCCTTCCCTAAATCATCAATAAAGGAATATAGAAATGTCCAATTGCAGATATCCTTAAGTAAAGATCTATCCGCTGCCAATCTATACGACTTGAATTTATCTCTTAGTGCTGATTCCTCTTTCGAAAAATATGATTCAGTCAAGTCTGGGAGATGATCTGAACTCACTGCCCTCACTTTCTGATCATTGGATTTAACTCTATAACAAATAGCTTTACCACTTATAGCTTTACCATATAGTGGTGATACAGGTAATTTGTTTCTCTTTTTCCAACTTAGTTCACCATCCTGTTGATCAATCCATGTTAACCCATATTGTTTCATCATAATAACTGGGATCTCAACTCTTTTACCTTTACGTGTCAGACCCTCCTTTAATCCGATCTCCATGCCTGTCGTACGATAATAGTCTGGGTAAATTGATGGAAGAATTGAGGGACTATCAATATACATTAGTACATATCCCACACTCCAATCAAGTAAAGTTGTTGACTGTGTGTTTGACATTAATCTCAAAAGCAAACTGATAACCTGTAAATTAGTAATCTTTGAAGTATCAATATCTAATAACTGCAGACCATTAGTAGCACATGAAGATAGTACTGACAGTCGTGAAGTTAGATCTCCATCAAAATGATCAGCACTTATTTTAGCGATACAATAACACTCATCCAGACGACTAAATTCTTTCTCAGCACTCGATTCAGAATTATTATGGAACTGCTCAACCGCTGATTCCAATAGTAGACCATCCAAATAAGAAATAGAAAAACCAGTTAAATGAATAGTAGCAGTATCACTTGGCACTATAATATGGGGAGCTACGCTAGGGCGATCGATATGAAATATGCAACTAGAACATAATGATACTTGTGATTCTAAATCATAATATGTTTTTGCATAATAGGTAACCGCATACCGTAATTCATCTTTACCAAATAAGCAAATATCATAGTCATCAAATTCATAGTTAAAGAATCGTAAATATTTTAATCCAGCTACCAAACATATAATTTTATTTGATACACACCACAGACTATCACTCACCAAAATATTACTATGCAAAATGTCATCAACAATACTAATTTCTACAAACAGGCAATCAAACAAGTGTCGATATGGTCGTGACGACATAGCGCAATCACAAATTTGAGCAGCAATAATAGAATTAATCGTTTTGGAATAATTTTCCTTAAGTGGGTGATAATTCAACAAATCAATTGAAATGTTACGCAACACACCAATTATCCACACTTTCCAAGCTTCATATGTCACAGACCGATGATTAAGTGTTGGCATAATCGTAATGCCATTTAAAGGCCTCTTGAGTTGGATAGCATTGACTTCATTACTTTTAACATTACGTAATACCGACCATAATTGATTATGCTCAGGATCTTTCAATTGACGAATGTATTCATCATAGGTATATCGGTGATTTTCTCTATATCTAATAGGGCTACTTAATGAATCTGAGAAGATTAATCCATGGAGACGTGCCATAGCTAGACGAAATTTAC